CAGATTTAATTATGAAAATAGGATCTCCTTTAGGGTTAAGATACATTCCAATAATTTCACCCATATATTCTTCTTTATCAAATCCTTTTTCAAAAGAAAATTTCATTCCAATTTTAATATCATCGGAGTTCTTTGGTATAAATGGCACAATAATCCTTTAAATTTTTTCTTCTTTTTTATATTTTTCTAACGAAAAAACACATTCATAATTCTGTAGTACTTTTCTATTTTATGATTCCTGTATTCTTTAATCATGTTTTTTCCTTTAAACAAAATATTCAGGGAAATTTTCTTTTTTTCCTACATATTCACCATCTTGATAACGATAAATATATGTATTTTCTTTTGTTTCGAGAATTTTTGCAGTTAAAAGATTAAAATTAGAAATAAGAATTTCTACCAAATTTTCTTGATATTTCCAAATATCACCCACCTTCGCATTTTGAAAGGTGTTTGCAGTGTTTAATTTAGATTTCATCTATTTCTCCTTTTTTATATTTAATATATTATATCAAATATTTCCTTTCAAGATCCTTAAATCTTGAAAGATTTTAGATATCTATTTTCTTTCTGTAAAAGAATTAAATGTTTCTTTTTTAAAATTTTTTTCATTTAATTTACTATCTTTTGAAAAATATTCAGAATCTTTATTTCCTTGAAGAGTATCACAAATTTTTTTTTCGTCTTGAGAGAGTTTTCCATATCGAATAAATTGTCCATTTTTGGTCAATCCTTTTCGTCTTTCAATAACATCAAATGCTTGATTTAGACAATCTTCTGCTAAATATCCTTTAGTGCCCGCAAGCATAATTAAAGTTACTATACTATCTCCAATAGCGTCTTGGAATTCTTTTTCATCATTATTAATCATCGCTTCATGAATTTCAACGATTTCTTGAAGAACGCGTTGATATTGAGCATCTGGATGCGTTTCACCGATCCCTCTAACCTTACCCCAATTTCTAATTCTTTCAAATAACTCTATTTTCATTTTTTTTCCTTTTTAGTTTATTGTATTTAAATATTAAATTTTTACCATTCATCTAAATCATTAGTACTTGAATTGAGTTTTTGTTTCCATTTTCCATTTTCAATTGGTTCAATCATTAATTCTAATGGAGCAATAAAATATTTATCAAATACTAAATCATAATCAATATAATCCCTGAACATTTCTGCTAGTTCCGGTTCTTTAAACGCAATAACATTCTGACCTAATGGATTTGGTTCGTTTAAGTATAATAATTTTACTTTATCTGAAGTACTTATTTTATTAAATCTTTTTCTTAATTTTTTATCAGAATCAATAAAATTATTTACTGCTAATGCTGCTCTTGAATTAATTGGGATAGCAATTGTTCTTCCGTTTTTATCTGTTTCTTTCGTATTTAATTTATAATTTAAAGATCCAATTCCAGTTGTTTTAGCGATATCTGACAATGGGACTTTAGTAACCTCTTCTCTAACATTTTTTAACCAATCTTTCAAATCTGAAATATCTTTATCAAGAATAATATCAATACTTTCAATTAATTTCTTTTTAAAATAATCAGGCGTGCTTGATCTAGCACTATCTGAAATAACTTCTCTTTCAGTAACAATTACTTCAGGTTTATAAGCGTTAAAAATTGTACTAAATTCTTTATTAGTTTTTTCAATGACTTTATCAATTTTCTTTTTGATAAAATTATCTATCCAATCTACTGTAGAATTAACATCTTTGGATAATTTTCTAGAATCTTGCAATTTAGTAATAATAGGTTCAAGAGTAAAATAAAAACTATCAGTATCATTATAGACAGAATATCCCGACTTAAAGGGAATAATGCTCTGTAAATATTCTTCAATTCTTTTAGATAATAAAAGAATATAAAATCTTGTATTTCCTGTAATTGCTCTTGCAATATCAATATTGAATAATCTAAAATACTTCATCGCAATAGCACCGTATAATCCATTAATCAAAACTTTTGATACTAATTGAGCGGTATTATATCTTGACGCCATATATAATTCATAAGAATTATCTTCGTTTCGTGTCCTCTTATGCGATGCTTTATCTTTCCATTCAAGCATTAATTTTTTTTGTTTTCTTCTTTCATCGAAAATAGTAGTAACTAATTCTGGAATCAATCCTTGTTCATCTCTTTTGAAAAAAGCGCCATTAATTGAACCGGAATAATTATATTTTTGAAGTAATTTTGTAAATTTTTCGAAAATTTCTGGACTATTTTTATATAACTGTATTCTTTTTTCTTCATCTTCGTCATTAAAATATGCAAACTTTAATTGAGCTAAATCATCAGGTATCTCATTAATGGGAACATATGTTTCAGGACTCATATTAAATGCTGTAATTCCTAATCTGGGATATGCCGACGAAATATCAACCGATTGAACCCAAGAATGTCTACCTCTTTTTGGATCTGCTACATAACCACCTTTAACAGAACCTTGTGATTCTGATTTTTCATCTGGAGGTAAAATTTTCTTACGATTATAAGCAACTTTTTCAATATATGACCCCCAAGGCTTGACTGTTCCTAAAGAATCTGCTAAAGTAATTCCCATCTTACTAGAAATCATAAGAATAATATCTATAAGTTGTAGTTTATCGTCTAATTCTTTAACTCTAAAAGTGTCAATCAATCCATAATAAACAAATAAATCATTTGCTAAATTATGAATTTTCTCTTTTAGTTCTTTAGATGGATTATTTTTATATTCTTTTTGTAGTTTGTACATTTTCAAATCATAAGGTTCTTCTGGAATCTTATCAGGAAATATATAATCTTCACCAGTTCTAAATCCATCAAATGAACTATACATATTATGATTTACTTTTCTTTTATTCAATTCATATTCTGAAATAAAATCTAGAGAAAATGATTGACGTTCCCCAAAAGTAAATTTTTTATATAAATCAAGATAATCCATGAAATAAATACCGGGAACAGAAAATGTATAAGTTACTTGTCCATTATCTAATTTTTTTAGGTGTAATTTTACTTCTTGGTTAAATGGACTAAATTCATTACCAGAAAATCCTAAAAGTTTACTTCTATTATATAGATAAGGATAGTCAAACCCTAATGTATTCCACCCAAGAACAATTAGCGGTTTAAGTTTTGATATTAGAGCAAAAAACATCTTAAAAATACCAGATTCATTTCCAGCATTGATATATTTTACATCTTCTTTTTTTAGATTTTCATTTTTACCATATTTTTCCTGATCAAAAAAATTAAATTCATCGGGCCATTCTCTAGACCCAATAACAATCATTTTTTCTAATTTAGAATCATAAATCTGAATAAGAACTACTTCTTCGGTTGTATTTTCTACATTAATACCATTCTTTGCTGTAGTTTCTATATCGATATACCAAATTCTTGGATTTAAATTATATTTTGTTTTTTCGTTATCTTCGTTCCAATAATTATCTCTAATATTAACATCATTCTCTTTGAAAGTTGAATAAATCAAATGTTTAATATTTTTGGGTGGTTTACCTATTTTTTTTGCTAATTTTTTATTCCCTATTAATGAGTTAAATGTTCCTTTTTTATCTTCAACATAATATTCTGGTCTAGATTTGATTTTTCTAAATATAATATCGCCATTATTATCTAATCTCTCATACCAGTCCCAGTCAATTTTCCATTGCCCATCAAATTTCATTAATCTTCTTTACAATTTTCACAAAAATCATACCCTTCCTTTAGTTGAGCGATTCTTTCCCTACATATATGAATTATTTTTCTATAATCTAAGATTCTTGAGTCACCATTCTTATGTCGGAGCACTCTCTTAACAATATCTGCATCCCAAGGGTTGAGATGATATTCTTTCCAAATATCCCACGGCTGAATCTCATGTTTACTATAATCTGAATCACCAACATTATATTGTCTATGTTTTTTGTTTTTCATATTAATCCTTTAAATTTTTTATATTATACAAAAATTTCCTTAAAATTAAATTATATCAAAATATCCGAAAAAACCATAGAACTTTAATCCTATACTAGATCATTTTTTTCTTCTTTATCATATACTGGGGAGGAGAGGTTTTTTTTATATTATATCAAAAAAAGATTAAATACAATTTAAAGAAATAGTTCAGGGAATTTTTCTTTTCCTTCGTGTAATGAATATAATTCTTTTATCATTTCTGGATGTATATACATTAATGTTTTTTGCTTAGTTAATCCAAATTTCATGTTATCAAAATCTAATTTTCTTGAATAAACTAAAACACATTTATCAAAATTTTTACATAAATCCTTTTTATATCCTAATTTTTTGAGAACATCAGAATCGTAAAGTTCCGCTACACCATACATTCTAAATGTAGAATACTCTTCATCTGGGTTAAACATGAATTATTTACCATGATGGTTGATCATCATCTGCTGGTCTTTCATAGAAAGATTTGTAAAGAGGATTCATTTTTTCTTCTTCGATTTTTTCTAATTCTTCTCTTAAATCTTCAGAAGACCATCCAAAAATTCTTTCGGTTGCTGTTTCGAGAGAAATAACTTCACCGATACTTTCTTTAATATTTGTGAAATTTTCAATTTGTTGTAAGAAAATTTGTGATTGCATATTTTCTAAGAATGTAGAATCCTGAGAAAATTTAACATCAATTTTTTCTTCATATTTTTTCCATTCATCATCTCTGAACACATTTTTGGATATTAATTGCCTTCTTAAAACTTCCTTAATTAACTTAGTAATAGGTATTCTTAATCTAGAAATAAATATATAAAAACTAAGTTCTTCTTGAGTAACTTCTGTATCTTGAAAACTAAATCTTGGTTCATCTTCGCTATATGGATTTCTGGAGGAAGGAATTTTTAATGATTGATAAAGTTTTTTTGCGGCGTGTCTAATGTCTTCTAAATCCATTAAAGCGCCCTTTTCATCCATAGTCTCTAAAGTAGTACCTTTTCCACCGGATCTATTAGCAAACCAATAATCTTCTACTAATGGTTGAGTATTTTTAATATTTTTAATCGTTCCAGTATTTGGATCATATGTTTTTTTGTATTTAAACTCAGAACGAATTTTTTCCATTGCTTCTTTAGCGGATTTAGGTGGCAAATCTCCAACATCTACATTAAATAATCTTCTGGACACTGATCTTGAATATCTTAATGGAACTAGCATATTTTCTAAAGTTTCTAATAAATTAGCAGTTTTAAATGCGTTTTCTAAATACCCAAGATTAACAACGAAGTTTGTTTTAATAGATCCTGTACCATCGCCTGAACTAATTTTTGTATATAATCCATAATCAACATGTACCATTTCAGATTCTGTGTATGTTAAATCTAAATTTTTTTCTTCTGTGATATATAATGAATCTTGTTCTTCATTGTTTTTATTATATTTCCATAATTTATCGTTTTTATCAAAATAAAGATTAAAAGGTTCAATAATATGAGCACCTTTTATACCATATTTTAAATCACTTTTATTATAAATTAAAGCAACGTTTATTTGACCATCAATATACATTTGCCGAGAAATATTGAAAATATTTTCTTTTATGTTTAAGATATTTAATACATTATTAAATTCTTCAGTAATTTTTTCTTTAATTTTATCATTTTCTTCATCAATATCAATACTAAAAATATCTGGATTAATAGTGTAACAAATTTCATTAATAATTATATCTATACCATTAGAAACCTCTGTTTTAGTTGCTAATTCTCTATATTTTTCTATTACTGAATTTTGATAATCAAAATTAGATACTCCACCGATATTAAACATATCATAAGAATTTCCTTCAGAATTGAAAACCAATGCTCCACCATAAGGTTCATCTGATAATGTTTTTATGTTATGTTTAAGGTCAACATCAGCGGATTTATTTTTTATTTCATCTGAAGGAACATCTCTCGTAAATGGTTTTTTTAATGCTTCAAGTAAAGTCATCTTTTTTTTCCTATTAATCTAATTTATCTAAATTTTCGCCAAGTAGTTGAATGTCTTGGACTTCTAAATCTGGATTAAAATAATCTTTAAATTTAGAATTTATTTTTTTATATTTATTATATTTTTTTATTTTATAATCAAATTCTTTAAATATTTTGCTAAAAATATCCGTTTCAATTAGTATTCTATTATTTATATCATTGAATAGAATGTCTTTATCAAAATCTTTTATTCCAAATTTAGTTTTTATTTTTATTTTATTCTTTAAATAAGAATTAGATTTTACTAATTTTTCATAAGAAGATATAGCACTTGGAGATAATTTAGTATCAGAAAGTATTTGATTATATTGTGTTAATAAAACTGGAATCATTAATCCATAAAATCCTTTTACTGATTTATCCTTTTCTGATGTTTCTATAATAAATGTCTTTCCTTTCTCAATACCCTGAATTCTTCCTCTAAATTTATCATTTTTTGATAACCAAAACGATACATCTTCACCGATTTTAGTCTTTTCTATAGTATATTTCTGAGATGTATAATTATCTCTAATTATATTAAATAATTCAGGAAAATTATATTTAAAGTTTTCATAACTTTGTTTAGCATTAAAACTACCATAAGAATATTGAGAAGTTTTAATTGCCATTTCAGTTATTTTCATTTCAATCCTTAACATTTTATTTTATTTATAAATAAAAAAAAACAAGGATAAATAATGAAATTTAGAGATTTTATTACAGAAGATTCAAATTTAGATATTGAAAATCAAGAAAAAATTGATTATAATTATTCATTAGATCAAATTATAGAAATTTTATCTGAATTAGATCAAGATGAATTAAATGAAGTTGGAGATTGTATTTTAGAATTAATTTATGATCCCGAATTTGATGATGAAGAAGATGAATTAGAAGAAAGTGAATTGAACGAAATTAGATATTTTGATACGAGAAAAAGAGAACTTAAAAAAGCAAGAAAAAAGAATTTATCTCAAAGAAAAAAAGATAAAAAATTAAGAAAAATGTATTATAAACAAAATAAAGCAAAGATTAAAAGAAAGCAAAAATTATATAAAAGAAGAGTAAAATTAAGACCTACAATGGTAAGAAAACACAAAAAGTAAAAATATGAATCAACCCAGAGAAATAAATATAAATCAGCAATCCAGAAAAATTGATTCTGAAGAAAAACTTATTAATTATATTAAATCTATGCTTGGTGATCCTTTAATTACTGTTGATGTTACAGATGATCAAATTAAATTAGTAATAGATGAAGCATTTAGAAAATGGTCAGATTTTGCATTTGATGGTATGGATAAAATGCTTTTTGTTATTGATACGAATAAAGAAATTCAAGATTATATATTAGATGAAAGAGTAAAAAATATTCTTGGAGTTTCTTTCGCAGATGGATTAAATAATTGGTTATCTGGGGGTAATGGTTTATGGGCTGGTTTACCTATGATGTCACAAATTCCCGTTAATTACGTTCCTTATGTTAATGCCGAAGGTCAAACTTCGCATCTTGAAACATTAGGTGGTTCTGGTGATTTTAGTGCTTCTGGGGTTGCTGGTGGAGTATCCGGTGGCCCAAGTACTGGTGGCGGTAGAAATGATCCAGGTCTTGCTTATGCAATGTTGGCAAACTCACAAACATTACAGTCTATTTATGGAAGTTCTATAGATTTTCAATATAATCAAGGAAATCATGTACTAAGAATATTTAATCCATTTGATGGAAAAGCAGTCATTGAAGCATCTTTACATTATTATCCTAATCCAGAATATGATGATAATTTTAATCATCCTTGGATTAAAGAATATGCACTCGCCAAAACTAAATTTATTTGGGGAAATAATGTAGGTAAATACGATAGTAATTTAATCGGTGGGTCAAGAATCAATTATGATAGACTTATTTCTGAATCTAAAGAAGATTTAGATAGACTTAACCAAGAATTAATTGAAAGATATTCAGAGCCTCTTGGTGTTTTCTCTGGATAAGAAAATTTATTAAAAATTATAAATAATATAAAATTAAGGATACAAATATGGAATATCTAAAAGAAACTCAGGAAATTGTTAATCATGCTCAAGAAAAAAAATATGTGGATTTTAAAGAAAAGGCACTTCAAATCCTAAAACAGAAAACTGCTGAAAAAATGGCAGAAATGGGTTATTTTAAACGTTTAGACCAATCCCAAGGAATTTTTGAAGATGAAGAAGATAAAGAAGAAGAAAAAGAAGAAAAAGAAGATAAAGAAGAAGTAGAGGAAGAAGATGAGGATGAAGAGGATGAAGAAGATGAGGATGAAGAGGAAGAAAAATGAAATTAATACTTGAAGAATCATTTAATACTTCTTATGAAGTGCAAATAAATGAATCTACTGGTGAAAAATCATATATTATTAAAGGTGTTATTTCTACTCCAGATAAAAAAAATAAAAATGGAAGAATTTATCCAAAAAATATCTGGGAAAAGGAAGTTAACAGATATCTAAATGAAGATATCAAGAATAATACGTACAATACTTTATGTGAATGGGAGCATCCTTCACGTACCACTATAGACCCAATGAAAGCAGTTGCTAAATGTAGAAAGGTTTGGTGGGAAAATAATGAAGTAATGGGAGAATTTGTTATTTTAAATAATAATTCGCCAGAAACGAATCAAATTAAAGCACTAATCGAAGAAGGTTTGCCAATTGGAGTTTCAACAAGAGGTGTTGGTAGACTTGGAAGAGGGAATATTGTAGAAGAATATAAATGGATTACTACTGATCTAGTTTCCAATCCGAGTAATCATGCTTCATATTTAAGGGGTTTAACTGAGTCTGGATTTAATGAAAATTTAATTTTAGAAAACAAAGAATTTGAAATTTTAGAAAATGGTGATATCGTTTGTGATGAAGATGGTTGTAAAATAAGAAATTCTAAAAAACCTGAGGATTCCTTGAATTCTTTATCTGAGAAATTACTTGAAGCATTTAATTCTTTTATTAAACCAAAAAAACCACAATATTCAGAAAAAGAACTTAAGGCTATGATTATTTTAGGTCTAATTTCTGAAGAAGAAGCATCTGAATATTCTAAATTAAAAAAAGAAGAACCCTCTGAAGAAGAAAAAGAAAAAGAAAAAGAAAAATTCCGTAAAGAACAAGAACGAGAAAGAGAAAAACAAAAAAATCAAGATGATGAAAATGACGATGAAAATGATGATGAAAATGATGATGAAAATGATGATGAAAATGATGATGAAAATGATGATGAAAATGATGAAAAAGATAAAGAAGATAAAGAAGAATAAATGAAATCCTTTAAAGAATATAATAATTCTATAATTACTATTTCTAAGTTATTATTAGAATCTAAAAACGATATTAGTTTAAGTGATTTCATTGAATCGGTATCTTCTTATAATAACATTGATGATGCTTTATATCATTTAGATGATAAATATGCAGAATTTTATATCAAAAATATTAATAATAAAAAACTTCAAAAAGAACTTAAAAAATTAAAACTTTTAGAAAATTGGAATACAGAAATTAACGCGGATCAAAATTTAGGAATGTCACCTAAACCAGAAAAGATTAAAAAGATACATTATAAAGGACATTATATTGTTCTTAAATTTGATCCTAATGTTGGTTGGGTGCCATATATCTCTTTTAAAAATGTTACAAAATCATTACAATTTATTAAAAATTTATTTGATGATTATGCATAAGGATAAAAATGATAGTTAAATTAGCATTTAAAAAAAATTGTAATTCTTTTTTCCAAAGATTAATAAAATGGTTCACAAAATCAAAATACTGTCATGTCGAAATTCTTTTACCTAATTCAGAAGGAGAATTTAAACCCGGTGTTTGGTTTAGTGCTAATGGTAAAAAAGGCGTGAGAATTAAACCTATTATTCATCCAATTGATGAATCTAAATGGGATTTGATTGATGTTAAAGTAAATTCAGATAAATATGATGAAGTAGTAAAATATATTAATTATTTAACAGAATTTAAATATGCATTTAAAGATTTGTTTTTAGTTCAAGTACTTAAATTAGATAAATTAGAATCAAGAAAACGTTTATTTTGTTCTGAATCCGTTTGTGAAATTCTTAGAAAATTTGAAGAACCAAAAATTATGAAATTAGATATTGATTGTGTCAATTTTAGTCCAGAAGATTTATATAGAATTTATCTTTAAAGATCTAATATTTTTAAATATAACTTTTATAAATAAATAAAAAATAAGTTTTATTTTGTTAGTCTTTGGTTGAAATACTAAAGTATGAAATAAGTTCTGAAATGGGTAAAACCCAAACGAAACAAAAACTTATAAAGGAAACAAAATGTCTAAATTACATCCTATGTTTGAAGATCTTGATATTGATCTTGAAATGAAAAAGCAACTCTCTGAAGCATTTGAACAAGCAGTTCTTGAAAACTTGAAGAAAAAACTCAAAAACTAGAAGAAGAATATAAAGAAAAGGTTGACTATTTAACCGAAGCACTAGATGGCTATATGGAAACTGTCGTTGAAGAATTCATTGAAGAAAATGCTCCTATTTATGAAACAGAAATTGAACAAGAAAAAGTAAAAACTCTTTTAGAAACGTTTGACAAAATGGTTAAAGTTCTAGGTGTTGATATGATGACTATTGCAGAATCTAAAGAAGAAAATTCTAGCGATTCTAAAATTGAAAAATTGGAAGAAGAAATCGCTAATCTTTCTGATAAAATTATTGAATCTAAAAGAGAAGCAGATAAATATCTTAAACTTGGAATCATTCAAGAAATGTCTCAAGGATTAACAATTCTAGAAAAAGAAAAATTTGAAAAACTATCAGAAATGATTCAATTTAATAGAGATCCTGAGTATATTCAAAAACTCGAAACCATTAAAGAATCTCTTATCTCTGCACGTTCTGAAGATTTTGATGAAACTGAAGTTAAACTTGGTGAAACAGCATTTAAACCTATCGAAAAACCTAAAATTGATGCTGTATTAGATTTTGGAAAATATCTATAAATATAAATAATATACTATAAAGATTTGATTAGAGTTGAAAAGATACAGTGAAACCCTTAGGGAATCAAATCTTTAAAAAAAAATAAAAAGGAAACAAAATGTCTAAAGAATTTGAAGCACTTCTTGAATCTGAGAAGTATATGCCTCTTGACGAGAGTCAAAGAGGTACACTATCTGCTATTATGGAAAACACTGTTAAAGAAACTGAGCGTATGATTGATGAAGGTACTATTAGCGCAGATATTGCGCAATTTACTCCGTTTTTGATGCCAATGCTACGCAGAGTATACCCTGCTCTTATCGCTAATGAACTATTAGGTGTTCAACCTCTAAGTGGCCCTACTGGATTTATTTACAGTTTAACTAATCGTTATATTGGTACTGCTGCTAGAGGAATTACTGGTAAACCTGGCACAGATGATGGTGTTAATGGTCCTCATTTATATGACAAAACGAATGCTAGTACTCAAGTAGTTCTTGTTAAGGCTGATGATGCTACTAATGCTCCTGTTGTTGGTGATACTATTGAAAGATCCGGTACTGTTTTAGGTACAGTTGTTTATGTAGAACCTGGTGTTCATGGTTCACTAAAGAGCAATTCTCCTACTGGACAAACTCTCGATAATACTATCGGTGGATCTAAAGTTGGTGGTCAAGAACCTCTATTTTATGGTTGTTTAGTTGAACTAACTAAAAATGGTTATTGGGTAGGTGGCACACCTTTTGAAAATAAAATTGTTGCTGGCGATACTGTAACTGGTAAAAGTGCAACCGTTTCTGCTGGATATAGTGGTAGTGCTGCATTTGATAAAATTCTACCCAATTATACCGGATCTTATACAACCGCTAATGGTGAAGTTATCGGAACTGTTGGTAATGAGATGGGTGAAGTTGGTATTGCTGTAGAAAGAACTCAAATTGAAGCACAAACTCGTAAATTACGCGCTGAATATACCATTGAGATGTATCAAGATCTAAAAGCAATGCATGGTGTTCTTGCTGATCAAGAACTTATGAACCTTATGAGTTATGAAATTAAGGCGGAAACTGACCGTGAAATTGTAGATTTTGTTAATGCTCGCGCACTTCTAAAGCCTGATTATAATCTTTCTGGTACTGTTGATCCTACTCAAGGCGTTACTGGTCGATGGGAAATTGAGCGTTATCGTTCACTTGCTATTAAACTTGCTGATGAGTCTCGTGAAATTGGTCGTCGTAACAAGCGCGGTGCTGCTAATAAATTACTAGTTTCTCCTCGTATTTTAACTGCTCTTGAGGCTATTGGTGGATTTAGCACTGCTCCTATTAATACTACTGTAAATGCTAATAATCTAAATCCTGTTGCTGGTAGATTTGATAATAAGTTTAGTATAATTGTTGATAACTATGCTGATCAAGGTGAATATGCTACTCTAATTTATAAAGGTAGTAATCAAGATTCACTTGGTGTTTATGCCCCTTATACTCCTGTTCAGATCCAAAAAGTTAATCACATCACAACTGGTCAACCTGCCTTAATTGCAATGAGCCGTTATGGTCTTGGAGAGAATCCCTGGGGCGGATTTAATTATGCAACTACTTTCGGTATCAATCTAGATAATACTGTTCTTGCTTAATTCTTTTTCTCCCTCTCCGGGAGAAAACACAATCTTCCCAAAAGAATAAATTTCCGTATCTTTCTATTTTTCATAGTATTCTAAAGAATATTTTCTTACATAAAAATTTACATCTAAATGTTGATTCGTTTTCATATATACTATTCTTCTTTTTATTCATTATATTAAAAATTTCCTTATAAATAAATTAAAAAGAAGGAAAGGTAGAGTGTATGGCTTTTATTAAAGACGTGCTTAAAAAGTCTAAAGATTTTTTTAAGAAAAACTATAAAGAAATAAACAAAAAATATAATGCCAAAAAAATAATGTCTAAAATGAAGAAAGAGCATAGTACATCAAAAAGTTCTATAGATTTCAAACCTGGCGATCTTTTACATTATGAATATAAAGCAAAATGGGCTAAACAATTATATGATAAAAAACCACTTATTATTTGTTTAGGAAGACCAAAGAAAAAACATTTATATAGTACTCACTTTTATGGATTAAATTTACATCACATGCCTGTAGAAGAGAGAGTATCTGTAGCAACTTTTTTTATTGAACTTAGGAAAAAGAAAAATAATGAATTAGTATATGAAGATGTTAAACCTTGGTTAAATAGATATAAGAAAAGGGGTAAAATCCTAAGAATGTACATTATAAAAAATGTATCCCCTAAAGTAGTGAAATTTCCTGATGAAAATACTGATGAATTTATCGTAGTTTCTGCTTTAAGAACAGAAAAGTTCATTTGGAGTTCATAGTGGCAATACCAAGACCGAGATATAATCAAAAAAGAAAAAGGTATAAAAGAAAAAGAAAAGAACCCAAGTTTAAACAAGGATATTTCACAGATATTTCAGAAAAATATGTTCAACCAAAAAATAAATATATGAATCAACAAGAATTTCCTGAGTATAGATCAAGTTGGGAATTACAATTTATGAAATTTTGTGAATCATCTAAAATGATAGAAAAATGGAGCACAGAAAGTATTGCTATTCCTTATATAAGACCAGATGATGGACAAATTCACAGATACTTTCCTGATTTTTTCATAAAAATGAAAGATAATAATTACTTAATAGAAATAAAACCCTCAAATCAAAGAAATAATCCAATAAATAAATCAAAATGGGAAGCAGCCCAAAAATGGGCAAAAGAAAATAATTTCGTATTTCTTGTATTAACAGAAAAAGAATTAAAAAAATGGGGAATCATTTAATTCATCAGTATTATTGGACGTGCCCATTATTTTCCCTACAATTATCAAAATGCCATCGTTTCATTGAAGATTTATTTTTACCCTATATACCACAATGCGGACATTGAATCATAAATTCTTTATCATTGAATTTTTCTTTGTATTCTTTAGATACTGTGCTAATATACCTAACATTTTTTTCTTTATAGTATTCTTCAGTTGAAATGACTTTAGTTATTCCATCTTTTTTATCATAAACGCTCATTTTTCCTTTTCTTTTCTTTGATATCTTTTTTCTAGACTCTTTTAATTGTGCTGGATTTTCAACACCATATTTTTCTATACAAGTTTGTTTTTGTTTTTCTTTTATTTCGTCGGATTGTAGTGGATTCTCACAACCATATTTTTCTAAGCAAGTTTGTTTATATTTTTCTTTTATTTCATCAGATTGTGCTGGATTTTCAACACCATATTTTTCTATCCATGTTTGTTTCCTTTTTTCTTTTACTTCTTCAGATTGAAAATTATGATCCACTCCATATTTTTTAAAATAGCTTTGTTTCTTTTTCTCTTTAACTTCTTGTGATTGTGATGGATGTACAACGCCATACTTTTCTAAACAAGTTTGTTTTGATTTTTCTCTTATTTTCTCTGATTGGAAAGGGTAATTGACTCCATACTTTTCTATACAAGTTTGTTTTGATTTTTCTTTTATTTCATCAGATTGTGCTGGATTCACAACTCCATACTTTTCTAAATTTGTTAATTTACGTTTTTCTCTTACTTCTTCATTTCCACAAGTATTGAACCCTGTGGAAGTAGAATTTGCTTTGTTAATAAACATTTCATTTTTTGATACATTATAAAAAGAATGAAGAAAAATCTCATGTTCCATTGCTTCTAACCTGGTATTAAACATAGATAGAATGGTGTATCTGTAATCACCAAAATTTTCTTTTTGTTTACTAATGAATTCTTTATTAGTAGACGAAGAAAAATACCGTTTACCCAAATCATCATAAGGACAAACTTTAGATGATCTGACTCCAATATAAACCCGTTTTGTATCAATTTCTTCAATTTTATATGTATAGTGATACATTATTTTTTACCATTTCTTTTCTTTTTTTACTTTTTTATTTCATATACAATGTTCTGGATAATAATCTTTATATTCTGAAATATCGGCAATTATCCAATTAATGTTTTCTGGTTCTTCTCTCCTTTAGTATTGTATATACGAAGGTCAGCATAATTACCTGACGATTTTTTTGATCCTAAATCTTGTACTACACTAACCAGTACTGGATGATGCCGGGGAATCATATATTCTTCAAAATAGTAACCATCATCATTTTCAGAATAACCATTAGTAAAATATTTTTTAGCATCTTGATTAAGATTATTATAAGTTTCTTTAGAAATTTTAATAGATCTTGAATCTTTTATAATTTCATCTTTAGGTACATCAATGCGAGTTAAAAATAATTCAACTGCTTCTTTAGATAAACCAAATCCGCCATATGTTGCATTATATACTACTTTCATTTTTCTTCTTTAAATATAATCAATGTCCATATTTCCAAAAATCTTAAAAAGATAATCAATTTGTTTTTGAATCTGATTATCATCAGAACATTTTGCTGTTCCGATAAACTTATTTTTCTTTTTAAGATGAACTTTATATTTGTATTTTTTATCTGATTCAACAATAATATACACATTTACTCCTTAAATTTCTTAAATAAAATACTCAGGATATTCTTCTTTTGATATTTCTTTAATAACTTTTACATGTTTATAATACCATTGTTTAGTATAGAAAAAATCATAAACAAATTCCCAATAATACTCATCTACTTTTTTTGCTATTCCTATATGAGATTCATTATTGTGTAAATATTTAACAGTTGCTTTAATTATAGCATATTTTTCCATCATTTTCCCCCCACGCTTTAAATGATTTACTATAGGACAATCTTTTTAGTAATTGTTATTTTTGATTTACCTTATTTTTTTATTATACCAAATATTTCCTTAAAATATAATTAAATAAAATATTCTGGATCAATATTCTTGATATAGTTTATCACTTTTGCATTATCTTCATCGGTAAAAGAATAATCTTCATATTTAATACCTACGATATCTTCAAGATTTCCATAATATTTTAGAATTTTATATCCTTTTTTTTCATAAAAAGGGTATCGATAATCAATATAATCTTCACCAGTTAAATCATAAATATCATCCAAATAAAATAAAAAATTTTTATCAGAATGAACACCTAAATCTTTACTTTCAACAACAGAAATATTGCGATAATGGAAATTCTGACCATTATCCATAAAAACTATAAAAACATCACCTACTTGATATTCATTTTTCATATTTACTCCTTTACCTTATTTTCTTTATTATATCAAATGTTTCCTTAATTCCTAATTAAATAAAATATTCTGGATCAATATTCTTGATGTAGTTTATTACTTTTGCATTATTTTCATCGATAAAGGAATAATTTTTATATTTAATACCTACGATATCTTCAAGATTTCCATAATATTTTAGAATTTTACATCCTTTTTCTTCATAAAAAGGATATTGATAATCGATATAATTTCGATTAGTTAAATCATAAATATCATCTAAAAGAAATAAAAAATTTTTATCAGAATAAGCACCTACATCTTTACTTGCAACAACAGAAATATTAAAAAAAATATCATCGCTCATAGGACGAGAATCATCCATTAAAATCATTAGAACATCACCTACTTGATATTCATTTTTCATATTTACTCCTTTATCTTATTTTCTTTATTATATCAAAAAATTCCTTAAAATATGATTAAATAAATCTTTCAGGAAATGTATATTTTAAAGCCTCTTCAATCTCATTATAATTAAATTTTTCACCTTTTACTTCAAAATAGTAATCTGTAACGATAGTTTTATCGATACTGGGTGGAGATACATTTAAATGTGCTTCGTAAGTTTCATACGCAAAAGGATCTGATGCAGAATATGGATGTTTAAAAAAAGTGCAAGCGTTTTTTTCCAAGGCTTTAAAAATAAGTTGTTTTGCTAATTCTTGTTTTATTACTGCTTCGGTATCAATTGATTTCGAATATAATGCATCCGTAACTTTTAATTGTGCTTTAAGTTTTATTGTATTTGTAATGCTTTTCTTCGATTTTAAAATCCAATCTTTTTTTACCATTTTTATCCTTTACATCTAAATGAAATACTCAGGGTTTTCTTCTTTTGTGATTTTTTTAACTTTATTAAAAATATATTCTCTTGAATTTTCACTCCAACCTCTAAGTTTATCTGGATTTTCAGATGCTTGACCAGAAATTACTAATATATCTTCGGTTAGTAATTGAGCATACTTTTCATTATTACAAATTTTAACAATTACTTCAGTAGTTACATTACCTAAACTTGTTTTCGAAATATAAAATAATTCACCTTTTTCAGAATTTTTAAGTATTTCAAGAAATTTTCTGGATTTAGAGATTGATTTTTCTGAAAATTTCATTTTCATTCCTTCCTTTAGTTTTTATATTATACCATCAAAGCACCTCGATGCTCTCATGGTGGAGTGCCGAGGTAAATCAATATTTATCGCCATATTTTATCACCCTTTCATCTCTGCAATAAGCAAATATTTCAAGTAATTTCAAATGTAATTGCGGATTTTGTATGAAATATTCATCATCAATTCTAATAAATCTATAATCATTTTCTTTACACCATTTTTCTAATTTTTCATCTTTTAATTGCTTATTCTTCAATTGTCCATGAATGTCTTTAAAATGCCAAATTCCGTCATACTCAATACAAATTTTCAATTTTTTTGAATATAAATCTCTTGTAAGTTTAATACCATCTTGCTTTATCCCTCCGCCGAATGTCCATTCATCATCAGGAAAATTTTCTTGAAAATATTTCACCATAAGTCTTTCATTTTTAGAACTCCAGTATTTTCTTTGATTGCCTAATTCACCATAAGGAACATCGTCATAAACACCATTTTTCCAATTTTCTTTTACAGCATCTGAAATTTTCTTTCTTGTTCATTTTTCCAATTTTCTTTTACAGCATCTGAAATTTTCTTTCTTGTTGATTGCGAATGATTTATGGATCTGCTATTTGCACAAGATCTTGAGCAATAATATTTTTCTTTTTTAGGAAATTGTTTTTCTCTTTCTTGTATTGTAAATGTCTTGCTACACCTAAAACAAATAACTTCAAAATCTTTTATTTTTCCAAGTTTTTCATCTATAGTATTATTCATTACTTCTTTCATTACTTTTTTTAATGATTTTGAAGTTTTATCATAATTAATAAATTTGCTTGTATCCTTTTTAGATAAAATGTTCTCGCATAACATTTTTTCATTTGGAAACATTTCTTTATATTCTTCAATTGTCATATTATGTTTTTTTAGATGTGTATTCGTTATTTGTTTTAGTTCTTTATTACAAATTCTACATTTAATAAAATTCATTCATTAACTTTTTATTATATTTTGTTCTCAACCTTCCGTGAAAGGCTCAGTGGAAGTGATCGGTACTGCCCCGATTTCTCCTCCAAACTTACCTTAGAATATATGAAACTTTAAATTACGTTTAAGATCGTCATCTTTAGAAATTTTTGAATATACTAAGATTCTGTTCCAAGGTTCTTAGTAAACCCGTAGCCTTATGCGGCTAGTGCTACGTTACCGACGTAGTTGCTATTATTTACAGCGTTTAAGTTTAAATGCGGTTAAAGTTCGCCAACTTTGTTTCATTCTAAGGGTTCGTTTGTGGATCGATACTATTTCACCCCCTCAAAGGACTCTTCAAAGTCCTTCAAGTGAGAGAATTTATTTTCTTTTTTCTTTTATTATTTATAATTTTCTTAATCATCAAATTCATAAGCGACCAATTCAATTACCCTAAATACAGTATTTCTATCAGTATTTTTAATTGCCTTTAGAAATGCTTTTACATCCGTTTTACTCATTTTCCAAGCATCTTGAATATTATCAGTATA